ACTCTCTTTCTTCATAAACATGCTCTCCATTATTATCAGCATGATTCCGACAGTACTTATATATACCCGTAGGATTATAAACACTGTCTATTACTTCAACATTCTTGAGTAGATCTTCAATCTCATCAATATGATTACTAATTAAATCCATCTCAGATTGGCCAAGAGACTTAGCTCTATAGCCCTGTAGTGTTAAAAGATCCATTTTTACCTTACACTTGCTTGATATGTAATTACATATCATAGTGTCTATGAATTCCTGAGAAGACTCCTCAAGGGCGAAGTAAAATATTTTAATATTTATACCATGTTTTAAAGCGTACTCTAGAGGTTCTCTTACATAAAGAGCTTTTGTTACCTGAGTCTTACCAACACCACTACCTGCAGTTACCATTTGTATCATTCCAGGAACTACTCCTGGAACTGATTCTGTTAATTTTGGATAGTTTTCGAATGGTATACAAAAAATCTTACCACTATCTTTATCTGACTTTATTTTCTTAAGCTCATTAACCCTAGACCTAACTTTACCTAAATCAGGTTTGAGATCAATCTCTTCTTTTGAATTATTAACCATTGAAATCATCCTCCTCTCCATAATGAAGCCCATCATTGCCATTTTGGCCAATGTGCTTCATTCTAACCTCTCTTGCATCTTCTTGATCTGAGAATTCAGAGTGGCCTACGCAAGGAAGAGTAAAAGTAGACATCTTCTCTACATTCATTTTAGTAGGCTCAAATAATCCTAACTTGCTCTCAACCTCTACCATTTTGCAGACATGTCCGTCAGCCCATTTTGGGCTAGGTGGCACATCTTCTCTTGTGGTACTGAATCCAGTACCACATTCATTACATCTAAACGCTCTTGCCATTTTTCATTCTTTTTTCAGTTTATGTTCTATTATCTGGAACAAATACAGGATTATAATATGAACCATTTTCGCTATTGTATGATCTGTAAATCCACCCATTATAAACCCTAATAACATCCATAGTTATAGATTCGCACCAATAAGACTCATGAATATGTAATGACATTACTTCATCTATTTCATTAACTCTTAATTTATTAGCTTTTGCTTCTCTATTTTTTTTATCCTTTAGTTGTCTCTTTTCAGACTCAGTAAGGATAGTTGTTTTTCTTTGAAGTATTCCATTTAAGTCATCCATTATAAATAATCTTCGTTACTATATTTGTTTTCTGGCACTATACCGTCATCTACAAGGAATGAATATTTTTCGTGGTATCCTTCATTCAACCACCTAGAAGCTTCAACCATATATTCTAAGTCTCCACTCCTTCTCTTGTCTCTAACCTCAACTTCTAGCACTAATATTGCTTTCTCTTGAGCCTTAATATCACTCTTAAACATCACTTTCCACTTCTTAGCCAATCTCTTACCTAATATCGTGTCTGCTGACGCTGGAGATAAACTTCTTTTACCTCCATGCCTTTTCTTAACCATTGTTGGGTAAGTATTAAGCCATTTAACAAACAAATCTTCTTTAACAGAGAACAAGACTGATGCTTTTTCTCTTAAGAATATTTCATTATTGTTTAATTTTACAAAACCCTTCTTCTCTAAAGATAATAATGTTGGAATTATAGCACCATTACCTAATAGGTTTGATATACTATACTGGTTAACCACATCATAAAGCAACAAATACTCATTAATAGTTAGCCCATTCTCCTTTATAGAGTCCATGGGCAATGTAATATTATCCATAATTTTCTATTTTTAATGATTCTTTTTCAAAATCTTCAGTGAATCCAAAAATCTTCTCAATTCTAGAGTTCTCAACTTTTACGTCAAGCTCTTTCTCTATTAAGTTAGACATCTTCTCTGCTGTATTTCTAATAACTACCGGATGCTCTTTCTTCATAAGCTCAATGGCTGCCTCCAGCTCCGGATCATTAAACTTACTCATCTTATAAAACGATGTCATAGTCCTTGTATTTAATGTATTTATCGTTAAAACTTTTCATAGACTTTTTAAAATAAACAACATCTTGAGTATTTTGTAAAACAAACATATGTAGTTCAGGGAAATCATGCCTTAAGCATCTTCCTAACATTTGAAAGAATGAACCAATACCGCTATCAAGCTGAGTTATTATTCCTTTTTCTATATCAAATAAATTAATACCTTCCCTAAGCATTTTTACAGCAAAAAGCTCATTACATTCACCTCTGTTAAAACAATCAATCAACTCTTGATTAACACCTTTATCATTTTTAGAATGCACTGCGCTTTTGGAGCCTACTTCTATTGCTTGTTCCACTGATCCAGTAAAGCATATGAATCTACTATTTAGTAGCCTAAAAACATCTACCAATGCTATAACCCTATTGGTTTTGACTTCAGCAATGAATCTTTTCCTTATAGTGCCTAAATTTAAGTACTTATTTCTACAACCTTCTCGTACAGGATATGGTAATTTAATATCTTCTGATAATGAATCATAATAAGCCATTTGCTTAGTGACTAAATCATAATAGTCCTGCTCACTTCCCTGAACCACTATACCGCATGTTTTTGGATAGTTTTTAAGAGTCATAAATAAATCTTTATGAGAACAGTACTTTATCACTTTTGAGCCTCTTGTAGGCTTCCTGTATTTAAAATCCCAAACCTTACCGTCAACTTTTTTCATTAAATGAATTCTATGCACAACCACTTTTGGTTTTGGCAATAAATTCAGTTCAAATGATTTATTTAAGTCTATAGTGTAGTAATGTATTGACTTACATAGTCTACTCATTAACTGTTTCTTCTCTTTTGGAATAGTAGCAGAAAGAAATATGATGCGCGTATTTTTCTTCAATATGCCTCTAAGTGATTGAATTCTCTTTGTAGTAAGTGCGTGACATTCATCCAATATTATATAATCAGCCTTCTGACTTTCTCTGTGAATAGATGCATATAGAATGGTTTTAGTATTATCTAAAATAGAATCTTTCTTATGTTTAATAAGATCATCTTTCCAATTCTTTCTATGCGTACTCTCTTTACAGATCAAGTATCCGGTGGCGTCACTTTTTACTTTTAAAAAATTCTCTACAATCTTAGCCGCGGCATAAGTTTTACCTACACCGGTGGCCCATTGCAAGCATAAGAAGGGATACTTAACACTAAGCTCTACTGCTTTTTGCTGTATCTCATCTTTTTGCTCATTCCTAGTCATCACTATCTATGTCTCCACTAAATCTTGAAGGATCAGAACCTTTAGAGTTTATCTTTTTAGATATCTTGCTAATCAATCCTCTAATAATATCTTCCTGATCTTGTGTGTCACTTAATATATCATCACTATTAGTTTTTGACCTAGAAGGAAGACCTCCATCTTTAAGTATTGATTCAAGAAGTTCAGAAGCATTTGATGGCCTTTTTTTTTTATTAGATTCTGCATAAACTTCACCTATAAGATCATTGAATTCCTCACTATCATCACACATCTCAACCATTATCTTAGTAATAACTCTTTTATTACCTAAAATAGCACACGTTGTTTCAAACCCTCCTTTTTCAACGTTAGGTACGCAAAATATGTTAATCATCTGAATATTTTCAGGATTATCATTCTTAGATATATTTTTAATTTCATCCTGTAGACTATTTAACAAATCTAAGTCATTCTTTTTTGGTTTTTTTCTATCAAAAATTCCCATTATTTGCTTTCTTTAATTCTATTAATAAATGAAATGTCTATATAAGGCAACATTTCCCCTGGCAACTGAAATCTGTTTAAAAAATCAGTAACATTCTTCAAATCATCTAATTCATTTCCTGATTTCTCATACATAAGAGCATCAGCATCCCATAACATAGACTTGAATTTTTGTACAGATTCCTTAAAATCTGACTCATTAAGAATTTTAGAATCTCTAGCTTCAATTAATCTAGTTTTAGCTTCATCTTTCAATTTAAGCCTAAACTTAACTATTTCGTCTATTTTATCATAAAAAGACTTACTTATCTTCATTACAGATTCAAATTCTGACTTAGAAATACAAGACTTAAGCCCCTCTGATGTACTAAATGCTACATTAGAGTCCTCCAATATCACCTCTAATTCTTGCTGCTCTGATGTCTGTTGCGCTGATTGTTTTAAGCTCTCTTCTTTCATTTTTTGTTTTTCTTTTTTTTGTTAATGAATAAATTTCTCTGTATATTTTCTCTGTAATTAGAGAATCTAACAACCACTCTTTAGACTGGTAGTCTCCTCGTTTTATTTTGTTTATAGCATTACTTAAATGATTAGTATCCATTTCCTCAATAGGTATTTTTTTTCCTTGAGAGGTTACCCATGTTATCTGTTTTCTATCATCTTTATGCTTCACAATAGCGCTGGTTTTTTCATTCCATTTTAACGCCTTTCTCTTTGGCAACATATCTGTTTAATTAAACAGATCTAATATTGTCTCTATGAGCTCGAACAGCTAATACTGTGTTGAGTATAGGTACAAGTCCAATTATTCCAAATACAAAAAGAAATATTACTGACCATAGATCATTTCTGTATGATCCTTCGAACCATTCTTTTGATTCTTTTCTTAATAAATACCAATACCATAATGCTGATACTACGTATATAATAATGCAACTTACTATTAAAATTCCCATTTTTATGTTTTTTAGTTTGTTAATATTCTGTTTTTTATTCTTTCCATGGTAGTTTTCTTTTTTTTTCTTTAATGAATCTACTTGGTTTATTTATATTGTAATAATAATAATCACAATCTCTATCTTTTTCAGTCATATAGGGCTGATCCATATAGAATTGGCGAAGACTGCTAATGGCTGTAAACCTGTAACAAGTCATTCTCATTTTACAATCAATTCCTTTGCATTTTGCAATATCTGCCATAATCTATTTATTTAAATTAAAATCATTACCCAGGACCATATAAGGCCCCTGGGTGTAGATCCATGTTCCCGTTTTTGAGGATTCTCATG